ACGGGATATATGTATCGCTTTTAGGATTGTTACCATATATGGTTTGCTATGTCATGGGGTGAATATTCATATTTGTTATGATAAAATATGAATATTATAAATATTTATTCTTAAAAGTTGGGACCCGGAAATGGACCTGGAATTGGTTGTGGTTCTGGTAAAGTAAATGTATAAGTGTATGTATAACTAGCATTTGGTATTATTTGACCAAATAAAGAAAAAGTAGCTGTTATAGTAGTTGTTTGTCCATTATTACCTAAAGGACCACTTACTGATACATAATTGCCTGCAGGATCAGGTATAGTATTTACAGAGGTAATTTCACTGTTACTATTGTAATCTACTACAGGCAAGAGATTATTACTACTAGTAAAAACAACAGTTAATGCGTTTTGTATAGCAAGAGGAACAGGGGGGTTAAATTCAGGTATAGCGATATTAAGATTCCATTGCCCATACGTAATAACTTCTTCCGATACAGGATCCATTGCCCATGGTTGAGTAGATGTAAATGTAGGATTAGGATTACTCATGCTACCAACTGTTTGGCTTGAATAAAACCAACCAGAGAAATTCATAGGAACCGATGGTATAGTTACATTAAAACTTACATTATTGATGGTTACTGTTGTTGTTCCTGTTGCTATAAAATTCATTAAAATTGCATTACTTGATTCTGTAAGACTAACTATACCCGTTGGATTACTAGAATAATTATTTACCTGACTACTATTGGAACCAATTGCTATTGGCATATTTATCTGAAAAAGATTTAACATATCATTTTCATCAAGAGTAGTTACACCCGATAAACCAGGGGGTAAATTTCCTCCATTAGAATCATATGGTACACTATATATCTCATCAGCTGGAAAAGTAGATGGTTGCTGCCCTGGACTAAAAGGATATAAGTATGAAGTTAAAATTATACTGTTTAATTCAAAAGGCCAATTTGTACTAAAAACTATATTACCAACATTATACGGCGGACTATCCCACCCATCAGGAAAAGCTCCGCATTCACTACATAAAATATTAGTATATAAGTTCATATACACTTGCGGAATAACCATTTGCCCTTTAATTATTGTATTAATATAAGCATACAATGCGGCATATATAATTATTTGTTGAGCTACATAGTCTTGTGTCCATAATGAACAGTTATACCAGTAAGATGGACCACTACCATATTCGTTAGGTAACCAATTATTATTTTGAGTAAGTTGACTTGCAGGTGGGGGATTTTCATTACTTCCCGTCAGAAAATAAGAAAGAATATTACTAACTATAGTCTGGAAACTATTAGTTGTACCACCTACATAAATAAATGCATTAGTAGAATAATTTCCAAGACTAGAACCATTTGCAGGATACATTAAAACAGAACTTGTTCCAAATGTATATGAAGAAGATTGTGAAACATCCGCACTAGACGACTGCTGTATTAGTTGAGTATAATTTGGAGTAATATTTATCAAAGGTGTTAAAGATGAGAGGTTAGTAGAATTCCTAAGGTAGTTAATCATTGCTGAATTTGTTAAATGCATTTGAATTTTTTGTCCTAAAACAAAACTATTAATATCTGTTTTAGAAAATTGGTGCGTGAATGGGAGTAATTTATGAATTTAACTCTCATGGATTGAATCATATGAGAAGGCTTAAATGAAGACGTAGCAGGCATATTATACATATTATAAATATTATAAATATTATAAATATTATAAATATTATAAATATTATAAATATTTATTACTAAAAGTTAGTAAATATTTAAACGCACATAAAACAATAATGAATATAAATTAAAATCTAATCATCAGCCTCCCCACTTTTGTTAATGAATGGTTTTACGTAATAGAATTTAGTATAGATGATATTACAATATTACTTTTATCAACCTAAATTAGCGAAATGCAGGTGGAAGAAACATAGGATTAGTAAGACCTGAATTGACTATAAAATTAACAGGTGGTTTAGGTTGTACTAAAGTAACAATCCATCCACTGATATCTTTGTTGAAATCCAAAGCAGCATAAAACATACCATTCATATTAGTAACATTAGATGTATTCCAAGCAGTAGTGCTAACACTCGAGTTGTAATTAATATTTTGATTGAATTTGTCTGCACTAAAAAACATTTGCTTCATATTCGTAACACTCGACGTATTCCAACCGCTAATATCGCGATTGAAATTGTCTGCATTAAAAAACATATTAGACATATCCGTAACACTCGATGTATTCCAAGAATTAATGGGGCTATTAAATACTTTAGCGAAATAAAACATATTACTCATAGTAGTAACACTAGATACATCCCAATTGCTAATATCTTGGTTGAAAAAATCAGTATTAGCAAACATATACGCCATATTCGTAACATTAGATGTATTCCAATTTCCAATATTTTGGTTGAATTTTTTGGCGCCATTAAACATAGCATACATATTAGTTACTTTAGATGTATTCCAAGAACCACTGGTTGAATTATAATTAATATTTTGGTTAAACGCACTTGCATCTTGAAACATAACAGACATATTAGTAACATTAGATGTATTCCAATTTCCAATATTTTGGTTGAAATTTATGGCGCCATTAAACATAAGATACATATTAGTGACACTCGATGTATTCCAGTTGCCAATACTTGGGTCATTATTATTGTTGAAGTCGTATGCAGTTTGAAACATTGAATTCATCGAAGTCACCTTAGATGTATTCCAATTGCCAATATTTTTATTAAATTTAATAGCATTATTAAACATATCAGACATATTAGTCACACGAGATGTATCCCACGAACTAATATCGCTATTAAATGATGATGTATTAAGAAACATACTATTCATATCCGTCATAAGTGTTGTTACTATATTATTAAAAAGCACTGCTGAAGATTGTAAAGGTGGTATAAATTTCGATGAACCATTATCAACTATTCCTTTAGCATAATTTGTAATATATGTTTTTGAAGACTGATTCACAACAGCAAACCATTCCATACCAGTGCCTCTTGGATTTGCTTGTATAAATATAGGAGTAGCCGACGAAAATGACAATAATGTAGTTTTAATAGTTACACCATTCGTATCTAAAAATAACGAACTCCAAACAGGCATATTTGTAGGATTGTTATAGAGGGGTGAAGCATTGCTAAAACCAGCAGGTGGTTGTGGCTTGGATAATAAATTATATACATCCCAAGAACTAATATTTTGATTGAATGCAGTAGCGCTACTAAACATATAATCCATATTAGTCACACGAGATGTATCCCAAGAACTAATATCGCTATTAAAAGATGATGTATTTGCAAATAAAGAAGTCATACTAGTCATAAAAGTTGTTACTATATTTTTGAAAGGCACAGGAGTAGTTTGTCCTGTTGGTATAAATTTCTGTGAACCCGCAGCATTAGTGACTCCTGAAGCATAATTTGTAATATTTACTGCTACCGAATTATCCACAATAGCAAACCATTCTGGTGTTCCTCTCATATTTGCCTTTACAAATAAAGGCATTGGGCTTGATGGAAGTGAAGGTAATGTAGATTTAATAGTAACACCATTTGCATCTAATGATAAATACCAATAAGGCATGTTTGCGGCAGTAAGGTTGCCAAAACCTGCAGGTGGTTTTTGTACTACATTTTGCACATTCCATCCACTTATATTTTGACTAAATGCATTTGCGTTTGAAAACATTATATCCATATCAGTGACTTTCGATGTATTCCAGTTGCCGATACTTGGGTTATTATTATTGTTGAATTCTACTGCATTTCGAAACATATAATTCATAGTAGTGACTTTCGATGTATTCCAATTACCAATATCGCTGTTGAATTTTCCTGCATTATAAAACATATAACTAGTATTCGTAACATTTGATGTATCCCATGAATTAATATCGACGTTGAATGATGAATTAAACAACAACCAGCTCATATTCGTCATAAGTGTTGTTACTATCCGGTTAAATGGAATAGCAGTCTGATTTGGTGCTGTAAAATTTGGAGGAGTTGCACCAGTTGGGTTCGAATTCACATAATTTATATAGCCTTGGATCTTACTAATCGAATCACTAATATTACTACTCATAACAGCATAGTAAATGCCTGAACCTTCTGGAACTTGAACAATGTATGGATTCGGTTGTCCTGAAGGAATCGATGATGATGTATATTTTAAAGTTACACCATTTGTGTCTAACATTACTAAAGGAGGAAGTGTTAATTTCATAACAGCATCTATATGTGGACTTGCATAACCTGATGGAACATTCAGAGTTGCTCTTATGGTAACAGTTCCATCGGCAAGCATTGTTACGACATTATTTGATATAGACACTATACCATTATTATTAAGAACAGAGTATGAAAACACTCCTGAGATGTTGCTACTCGATGATGGTTGCGGTAATGTAAAAGTGCCTCCAGAAACGAAATTAAGATTAAATGGACCAAAGTTGCTTAATGTTATAGGTGTTCCAACAAATAGCGATTCTACATTAGTGGTAACTTTATTACTTGCAACTCCATAATTAATATATAGAGAATGAGAATGCTGTTTACCAGGCTCAGAATATCGTGTAATAACATCTTGATTTGTTAGTTGTATAGTATTATTACCCATTGTTAAAGCAGATTTGTCAATAGGGTGTATCAATGGTGTTGAATTAGAACCAGAAGAAACTATTACACCAATAGAATGAATGGATTGTAAAGGATGAATTAACGCAGGCGTAGGCATATTATAAATATTATAAATATTATAAATATTATAAATATTATAAATATTATAAATATTATAAATATTTATTACTAAAGTTAGTAAATATTTAAACGCACATAAAACAATAATGAATATAAATAACGAATATAAATAACGAATATAAATAACGAATATAAATAACGAATATAAATAACGAATATAAATAACGAATATAAATAACGAATATAAATAACGAATATAAATTAATCATCACCCTCACCACTTTCACGCGGATTAAACGCACCATCTTCATCATCGCCATACTCATCGTCATCGCCTTGTTGATTAAAATTGTCTGCAAGTTCTGTGTCAATTAGCGCATCCCCATGCTGTCGTTCTTCTTCTTCGTCAGCGTATATATCTCGCATACGATCAGTGACTTTATCATTTTTACGCACCCGTTTTTCTAATTTTGCCTTTTCTTCGTCGCGTCTAAATTCTCTCTCCATTGCTTCGCGTTCTTGATCATACGTTTCGGGAACATAAAAACGCAATCCCTTTGTCCCACCTACATTCCAGTCACCCAATCGAAGATTTTTCATTATATTTTCAACCTCACGTTCTGCGATTTGCATATCACGAAACTCCCTCGTAATTATATCCTTTTCTTTGTCTTTTGATTGGGTAATATCTTCTTTAATACTTTTCCTGTTTACATTTATCGCAGATTTATCTGTCATTATGATTTTGAAAAATACAAGAAGCATATTTGCTACCATACTTTTTAATTCCACATTTTCCTGCGCAACGATAGATATTTCTTTTACTACTCCATTTAGTCGATCTTCTGCTTCTAATACAGATACTAATTCTGATTCATCTTCAGGAGGAAGCTGCACTTCTTCAGTGACAACAACCACCGTCTTCGCCAGTTTCACATATTTTAATATAATATTCAGAAAATAATGTGTAAAAAGACGTCTCACCAAGTCATCGTTAAATATAGAGTAATATCCTTCCGATACTGGTTCTTCTTTACGATGTGAAGTGCGCTCCTCGCCACGTCTCTTACTCTCTTCTTCTTTTTGTTCCCTCTCGAATGCACTCATTTGTTTCCCCTTTTTACTCATTGATTTTCCGAATAAACCCGACAATAAATCTTGTTGTTCGCCTTCCATAATCAGTTCATCTTCCATCTCTTCTATTTCCACATCTACCTCCTCACCAGGAACCATGGACTTATACAAACCCTTTGTAGATACTCTAGCAAATAAAGGAGTATTTAACGCGAATTGAAACCATTCATTCGTTTCTTTCATTATACCCTTTACTACATTCGTTAATATGCTATTGTCTTTATCTTTTACAAATTTTTCAAGATCAGTATAATACTTCTTAACTATCGATCGAATATCCGTAATATGCTGTCGCGATAACCCCCAATGTTTTGATATAGATATTTTTTGGTTACTTACACTATTCATTATAATATTCGGAAAAACAGCTGTCAAATTCCGCATTTCATTGATAACGAATTGCATACCTTTATATGTAGTTGTATCGCGTTTAGGGCATAAAACACTATCTCCAATAAGCTTGAAGTTTGTTATATTTAATAAAAATGATCTATACGATGCCGTTTTTTGTTTATCTAATTTTTTATACTGGGATATAAACTCTAAAATAGAATCAACCATCACCATATTTGTTTCAGATAAATAGTTTTTCAAATCTTGTAATTCGTGTGTGTCCTCTGATATCTTAATATCAAACGTATCCAATAATCCTGTTAATTTAGTTAATAAGATCTCCGGGACTTCAGAAGATTTTCTTTCTTGATACGATTTAATCAAGTCACGCATTCTTTGTATATAGGATATTTCTGTAGGATTAAAATCAAAAGGGATAATATGTTCGTAATTTACAATCTGCAATAAAGCCTGTAATGCTTCGGATGTATAATTATATTCACCAGTGCTCTTTAGTTTATGTATTTTTGCGCGAAGTGATTCTTCAGATGGATTATATATATCTGTTGAAGGTTTATTATGACACAAGTGGTGTATAGTTTCGGGAATCGGTATATCATTATTGAATTTACAATATGTGATAAACGCAAGATAAATCGTCTCCTCGTCAAATCCTTCTGGTATTTCAGGATATTTTGTTCGGGTATTTGACTGGTCTAAAAAAGAAGACGATTTTTGAGTATTAATAATATCGTCGATAACATCGCGCAATAGTTTTACTTGTGTGTTATAATCTAAAATAACACGCTCTTTTTCTATAAAATATTTTATAGTATTCACCGATCCATCTGAATTACAACACGCATTCTCGATAAACGGTTCATTTGCTCCATTCGTAAGAATAAGCTGTTCCTTATCTATTACGCGCTGTATCATAACCTGAATTGCTAACGAATAAAAAATAATCTTGGAACGAATTGCCGCTATTTTTTCAATCTGACTTCTAGACGCCTTTTTAATATCTTCAAGTAAATCTGATTTAAAATTGGGACTAAATGGTTGAGGTGTCGACATTTTTATTTTTGAAAGAGGTGGGAGAAAATTTATCCAGTTTTTAATATCATGCTCTACTGGTAACTCTTCGGCAACATGTATTTTATTATATTCGCGTTTTTCTAATATTTTTGTTTCAATTGTTGCTATCTTAATAACTATAGTGTCAATATATGCCTTTATTTTCAACATGATATATTCATCCTTTTTTCCTTTTATTGTATTCCACGGCTCAATACTCGATTTTATCTTTACAGCAATACATGCAATATATTTTATAGAAGAATTATCGCCATCTCCGTCGATTGGATATCCTACAAATGAACGAACGCAACCTGGAAAAGTTTTGCGCGTTTTTATTGAAGGTATATTTACTTGTATCGCAACAACCATAAAGGAAAGGGTAAGTAGTAAAATACTATTCATTTTAAAATCTTTATACGTCTGTTTACTTGCCGCCGACGCTGACGCCGATGCGGATTCTGCCATCTGTTTCTTCCTATTAAACGCATCCTCGCTAGGAATTTTAGTAGTGATAAACCCCATAACTTGCTCCACGATAAATGCCCTCTGTGCTTCTAAATCAATCCCCATATATTTTGTCATTGTCGTTATAATACCACTTATCATTTGGGCATCGGGATTTTTATATGTAGGCAATTTTTTATCTTGTAAACTCTGAATTAAGCTCTC